GTCTGCGCCCGGTACGCTGGCGGACTTAATCAGCTGGTTTGCCCGTGACTCAATTGCCACTGGCGTCAGCATGTAGGCCGGACGAATATTCAGACGACGATCGCCGGATTTTTGCAGCAGCATTGCCTTACGTGCAGTATCCAGCCCTTCAATACTCAGATCGGCTGCAACAAGGTTGCCATGATCGGCGTGGAACAACGGCTTACCGTCCGACATTTTCGGGTTGCTGGTCAGTACAGCCCAGACCAGATCGCCGACAGTGGCTCGCGCAGCAAGCCCCATTGCCTGCGGGATACGCGTCAGCATATCCAGGTCGTCGTTGATGATAGTCTGGCGGTCAATGCTGAAAAGCTCACCATAGGTGGCCAGTGCAATCGGCTCACCGCGATCTTTAATGGTGACATATTTATATTCCGCCCCGGCGCGAACCTTACGCAGCGATGCCAGTGATTCCAGGCCAACGCGGTGCGCGGTTTTGAAATCGGTCAGTGTGCCTTTACGGGTCCACTGTTCGAATGTTTCGCTGGCCTCATCCCAGCCAAGCAATGCCGCCTTATGCGCCACATCCATCAGGATATTGCCGAAATCGCTGCTGCTGTGGGTGAACGCCAGCCCAACCATCGCCTGTGCGGTACCGACACCAGAAATACCGATACCACGATCCACCAGCGAGGCGCGGGCCAGTTCGCGCAGGGTATACCCGTTGTACGCGTTATCTTTTTCCGCCTGCGCATAGCCCGCACGGTTCATCACCGCCGCACGAATGGAATCACCAACAATATTCCCGTTACCCGCATGGATGTGAACTGCACCCGGACCGGCACTCGGGGTCGTCCCTGCCGCCAGCGCATTGAGCAATTTGGTGCGGGCCTGTTCCGCTGAGCAGGAAATATCCGTGATGCATTCTGCTTTCAGCGAGCCGAAAGCAGGAAACGCATCAAACACAGCAGAAACTGCGCTTACTCGTTCAGTATTCGCCGCCTGCATCTGCTGCTGGAGCTGGGCGGCCAGCGCGGTAATGTCGATATTTCCTGCCAGCGGTTGCTGGGTGGGTTGCTGTGCCGGTGGGTTATTTGCGGCCTGCGGCGCCGGGTTTTGTGCGGGTTGCGGCTGACTGACAGGAGCTTCGGCACGCGGCCCAAAAAGGTTGTTAATCTGTTCTGGCATATTCTGGTAATCCTTCAGTTTATTTTGATTCACACAGGCCGCGGCCTGCAGTTCTGGTTCAAGCGTGTCAGCGAAACCTTTTTCCACCGCCTCCGCGCCATTAAGCCAGGTTTCAGCTTTCAGCATCGCCTCCAGTTCTTCCTGCCCCAGCCCGGTCTTGTTCATGTAGGCACTGAGCATCAGCGCTTCATTACGATCAAGCCAGGCAGCGTAGTCACGCATATCATCGGAATCCCCGGCGATCCCCCCCCACGGCTTGTGTACCATCAGCCAGGCATTTTCGGGCATATGCACCGTGGCACCGGGCAGGCAGACAATCATTGAAGCCATACTGGCAGCCACGCCGTCCACCCAGATATCCAGCTTCGCCTTCAGACGGGACAAGGTGTTAAAGATGGCAAATCCCTGCATCACATCGCCGCCCGGGCTGTGGATATGCAGATCGACGGCGCTGGCCTCAAACACCCCGGCTTCCTTACAGTCGGAGACGAACTGCTGAGCGGTAATCCCCCAGCCGCCGATCACGTCATAGAGAAATATTTCCACACGCCCTGCAGCCAGGGCGCGAATCTCATACCAGCACTGACCGTTTGCGGCATCGATACCAGCCACACTGGCGCGGGGATTAATCATCGTCCCGCGACGGGGCGGGCTTATCATTTGCTGCATCAGGGAGCACTCCTTTATCGTTGGCGGCGTCTGAGTCGAACACCAGCCCGTTTTCTCGGTTGAATTCGGTTTCCCGGAGACGCTGACGTTTCACCTCCTGCGGATTCTGACCACGTGCGCGCGTCCATTCGGCTTCTGTGCCTGCCCCTCCACGGACAATTGCCTTCCAGGCAGCCGCCTCTTTTCCCGGATCAATCCATGGCATGACTGGCCCAAGATAGAGCGCGTTGTAAAGGGATTTTTTGTCGACATCTTTGGGGATAGTAACGCCACTGAGCAACGCCATTGCCAGCCAGTTTCGGTATACAGGACGGCTTTGCTGCCCGACAAACCACTGCTGCAGAACGTTGTAACCTTCAAAACTCTCTACCAGCTCCTGCCGCTGTGAACTGTAGGTGCCGTTGTAATCCCGCGCGATGCTGGAATAACTGCCACGTGTCCCCGCCGCCACAGCGCGCATCTGACCGTTCCTGAACTCATACAGATGAACATTCGGGCGATTCGACTCCACCATGCCCAGATCCTCGCCTGGCTTTAGCTCGTCATAAATCATCCCCGGCGCAATATCGTAATGGCGCTGTCCACCCGGTGTTGAATACTCGGTTTCTGTATCAAGAGACTGAGCATCCCCACGTTTGATATAGAAACCCAGCGCCGCCGCAATACGTGCCGCCACGCGCTCACTCTCTTCATAATCCTTAATATCGGAGAGCCGGGTGATCACGCCATGGATGAGGCTGATCCCCCTTAACTGGTGAAGCCGTTTACGCATAGCCAGGTGCAGCATGCTGTCAGCCGAAACAGTTTTTAAATCAGCATTGAGTCCTGCAAAACTGGCAGGATGGTTCTTATAAACTCTGTAGCCCGTCGGTCGCCCCCAGGCATTGACAATAATCCCCTGGCGGATCTGCTGCCCGGAGGTACTGTTCAGGTTAAACGGAACAAAATCCGCCTCCAGCAGTTCAAGAGAAAACGGTACCTGGGTTGAATGCTGCAAACCGGCTACATTTCCCCGCACCATCTGTGTAAACACTTCACCATCACGCAGTGCTGAACGTAACAAAAGCCGCTCTGCTTCCGGACGGGTAAACATCCCGGTCACTTCCGGACGAACCGACCATTCCGCCCAGAGCGCGGATAACTGACCAGCAAACTCAGAGTGAAGATTACCCTCAAGATCAAGCGGCTGCGGTTCAACGTGGATCCCGTGAGCACCGATAACCCGATCCTCCATCTTGTCAAAAAGGCCAATCACCAGATCATGGTTTTCATCAAGCCAGCGGGCCTGCTCTCGTAATGAAGTACCTGCTGCAAATACAGCGGTGTCCGCTGACCGGGATTCACGTTTCCCCTTATGCAGACGAGTCGGATTTGCTGCCTCATAGGCTCTGAGTCTGAGTCGGTTTTGTGCGCGTGATGCCGCCCACCCGGGCGATATTGCGCCCAGTGCCTTTTCAAAAAATCCCATGATTTGCCTTACAAAAAGTTAGCGAGTTTGAACGAGCCGTTGCGGTTTGAGACAGCGCGCCAGCGCCTTTCCCAGTATTCAAGCTCGTCACGCAGGGCTTTGGGGTCATGGTTGGTAATTGCCCGGCCATTAACCCCCGTGAATGACACGCTTTTACCGTCCAGAGAATCCCGGTAAGCCTGGCGCACAGTTACCAGCATCTGCTGAATTTCTGATTTCGTCACAGCCAGCCTCCGTTGTCACTGACACCCAGCCAGCCACCAGAAAGCGGGCTGGGCTGTTCAGTTACAGAAACAGGAGACGAACGTACAGGTACCGCTTTTTTCACAGCAATCTCCCTGGGGCGATCCCCGTCAATGATGTTTGAATTACTCTCCTGAGCAGCTGCCCATGCCGGGGGCTGTTCCCAGTCCCGGATTTTTTCATAACCACGCAGGACAGCGACGGCGTGGGCATAACAGAAAAGGTCAAAGGCTTCGTTATTGCCTTTTCCGGGCTTGCGCCATTTTCCGTCCGTGCCACGTTCTTCGTAGGTCAGTTCTTCGTAGAACCACTCCCCCAGCCAGTCAGGAAAATGGATATACCCGGCACCGGGTGTTTCACGCTCAAGGTTATTACTGAGCTGATCTTTCAGCAGGTCTGTCTGCAACAGATATACCGGAACCTCACCACGCGCATCCGCCCGGCGATCGCTTCGGCCTGTGTTATCAGGGTGCGTTTTGGTAATGATTTTCTGGCGTCGGGTGCTGTCACCTTTTATCAGGTAAACCCGTTTACCCAGACCGTCACGACGACACTGGCGCCAGAATTTATAGGCGTTATCCGTTACCCCATCTTCCCCGCCGCTGTCGACAGCCATTGCAAGAATGGGCATCCGTCGCGAAGGGTCTGACTGCAGCGCATAGGTTTTTTCGAGGACATCCGTGATGAGCAGTTGCCAGTCTTCCGGATAGGATCCGGGATGCACCTGCTGTGCCTCACCATTATCATCACAACGCAGGGACTGGCGGATGTTATAGCGGTCCACCAGCCAGCGTTCGCCGTTTTCGCCGTACCCGATTATCTGAACGACAAAACGGCGCTTCTTCCCACCCTGCACATCCACCGACGCCAGAAGAAAACGGACTTTCGGCGGCACGAGCCGTTTGCCATAGTCTTCTGCCCGCAGCATCAGCACGTCAGCACGTCGCTGCTCACTGGCTGCACGGGGAAGATAAGGAAGCCCCCAGTCAGTATTAATTACCGTCTTGAGCGTTTCTTCGCTGCCGGTGGCCTCATAGTCCTGTTCCGCCGTCAGTAATTTGTAAACCAGTTGCGCCCATGTCTGGTATGCCGCCGCTGGTCCCTCCATCCAGAACGAGGCAATGCGCGAGCGTCGGGCTTCTCCGGTGAAGTTACCCTCACGGTCGATAGTCTGCCCCTCTCGCAACCAGACACCCTTTCCGTTCAGTTCCCGCTTCCTGTCGGCGGTAATCATGCCGCTACAATGCGGACAATCAATATGCGCCGCTTCACTGGCTTTTACCGGGTCAGACGTTTCCCGGTAGCCTGTCATCGCCTCCATGGCCGGTTGGAAATATTCCCCACAATGTGGACATGGCCAGTACCAGCGACGGCGATCGCCGCGGTTATATAAAGAAAGGATCCCGGTCGTGGGAGGGGCTTCGTGAGGTGACTTTCTCCGCCACTTCGTATTGGTGATTTCCCTGCCCGGTGAACTCTCGACCAGCGTCATCCCTGCCGACATAAAGGTGGTGGTACGTTTTGAAGCAAGCGAAAATCCATCCCCTTCCCCGTCGATATCCTCCGGGAAGCGATCGTAATCCGTCAGCGCAACACACTTAAAATCTGAGGACGACATGATGTTGATAGACGGCCAGCCTATCTTCAGGTAGTTCCCGGCAAGGAAAGTCCGGTCATGTACGTTGTTGTCGTTGCGTGAAGGACTCAGCCGGCATGCCACCTCAGGGCTGACACGAAATGTTCGGGCCAGACGTTTTTTTGAGTGTTCACGCGCTTTTTCTTCCGTCATCTGAATGATGAGCATGTCGGACGGATCACAGACAACGTTGTACACCACCCAGCCATCAATCAGACCAATGGTTTTACCCGTTCGGGCAGGGCCAACAAAAATGACAGCATCATATTCGCGTGATGCCAGGCAGTTCATCGGCTCCACAACATAAGGGGCAAGATTAGGATCCCACTCAACGGAGTTACCCACGCCGACCGGAACACGCATATATTTATGCACGGCTTCGGCTACAGGCATTCGGCGCGGTGCTCTGATGATCCCGGCAGTGTTTTTTCTTAGCTCCGCCGCCGTGGCCTGTCGCATGGCTTACTCCTCTTCTGGCGAACTGTCCTCCTGTTCCGGCGTATCTGCCTGCTCAACCTTCAGGGCTATCTGATCCCGCAGGTCATCAATGACTTTTTGTACCCGAACGACAGCTGCAGGCGTCATCGCACAATCACGTTCAAGAATATCCGGCAGCGTTTCCAGCACCTGAACGACGGCTTTTGCCATCGATGAAAATTCTCGGGTAACTGTCGATGCCGGAATTAACTCACCTGTTTCCTGCTGGAATTTAAGCCTCTCACGTTCGGACTGAAACCACGCCTTACGATCCGGCGGTAACATCTTATCGATATCCACCAGCTCGGGTGCCGTGGTTCGGCCCAGCAGTTCCCGGAGAATATCCACGACAGAATAAAGCTTGAGACGAGAATTACTGCCTGGAGCGGGCTCAACGTTATTCAGCCTGCTTGCGATCGTCTGACGATGAAGATCGGTCACCGCTGCCAGCTGATTGATGTTGAGGCGAAGGTTTTTCAGTTCGTTATCCATGATGATGAACAATATTTAACCATTTCGACATCGTGAATAATTTCACGACTGAAATATCAACAAGTTAAGGGAATGATGATGATGCCGATAAAATGCAAAAAACCAGCCGTTTTCCGCGTGTCCTCGCCCCCTCGGTGTTCAGAATCGCCAGGAGGACCCATTTAATAATAATGATTATCACTTGCAATGATGGGCTGCGTGCATTTAAAAGCCCCACATACGCGAGGCTCGTTATTTAGATAGGATTGAATGCAATGCAATGTATTTTCAGATTTTCTCTTCTCGATTCAAAGTCACTCATTAAACTCTCAAAAACCTCAACTGCACTAACTCCTTCCTCAGAGGTGAAAGTATCAGAACCGGAATATTCAAGTAACTTTTCACCCGTTACTGAGTCATAAGCAACCCATGAAAAAAACCAGTATTTTTTAATATTCATTGCCCCTCCGCTTTCTAGAGTAGCATATATAACATTATCCCAGGCACTCAGTGAATGTTCATCACGAGTTATTCTTTAATATTTCAAGCACATCAGCTTGCGACAATGTTATTTGTGATTGTTCGACGGACAGGCGTCGGATAGCTTCATTTGCTACATGATTGATAAACATTTCATGCTGCTTAATAATTTTTTCAGCTTTCGTAATTAGAAGGTTCCACTCTTCTTCAAAAGACCCTCGTTTAGAGGAATGCAACGACCTGTAGTAGTAGCGGAACAACTCAGAAGCCATAAAAAAATCCGGCCATGCTCCTTTGTAATCGCTAATGAGATGCTGATATATCTCACGATTGAATTCTCCACATACAAGGCTTTCGGATATAGCTCCGCTGAGTAAGTTGATAACCCGGTTCCCCAGATGAAAGTTAATTTGTTGTAGGTCAACAAAATCCGGATGAGGGGCACGACCACAATATGAATCGCCCACTATGGTTGTGGCAATGACTATGTCCTCGCTTGCCTTTTCAAGTATCCAACCCGTTATCCAGTGACCTGCCTCATGCTTAGCATTGCTTACCGTTATTTCTTTTCTCATAATCCACCACCGAAAATTGAAGCCTAATCATACCAGTTTTCAACGCTTCACTATGTGGTAAACCATGTTGTTATTTGACTCTCTCACTTGGTCATAAACGCGCTCACACGTCATTCCGGCCCGGTAGCGTTCGTCAGCGATTCCAGCATAACGTTTAGCTTCTTCTGCAAGGCGTCCGAGCATGTCGGCGAGCATTCCGGCGTCTGCGTCGGTTGTTTTGCTTCTGACGGCAGTGGCAAGATCTGCGGTGTGCTTTGCGGCGTCCAGGCGGGTGGCAAGTTTTTTGGCTTGCTGCTGCAGCTGGCTAACAGTGGCAGAAAGGCCAGCAGCAGTAGCAGCAGATTTAGCGGCTTGTGCTTGTGCATCTTTAACAGCCTCCTCACGGGCAATAATACGCCCTTGTTCAATCATGCGGGCGGCGGTCTGCGCGTTCGCTGTTTGCGATGATTCCGCGCTATCACGTTCCGCCCACTTTTTTTTCCAGCCCCGGTCGCTCCAGACGCTTCCGGCAATAAACGCACAGCCCACCAGCAGAAACACAGCAAAGGTTTTACTCACTGGTCTATCCCCCAGCACGTCAGCGCACTTTCTTGATCGCGCCGCTCGACCTGCCCATAGCACCCATTTTTCTGGCCTTTGGTCAGACGACAGTCGCGGCCGCCGTCTTTAATCCACCAGCGGATCGCTTCACAGGCGCCTTTACGGTCGCCGGCATTTATTCGCTTATAGAATGTGGACGGGTAACATTTTCCGGGGCCGATGTTATAAGGGCAGAAAGATGCGATCCCGGCTTTCTGTGGTTCGGTCAAAGGTACCTTGATATTTCGCTCAACCCACGCCAGCGCCTTGTCGCGTTCTATGGCGTTCACCTGGGCGCATTTCTCAGCAGACAGCTTCATGCCCTGGACTACTGGCTTGCCATCAACCATCGTGGCGCCACGGCATATGGTCCAGAGTCCACCACCGTCGCGATATGCCGTAAGGCTATTACCCTCTTTCTCATCCAGAAATTGATCGAGAATCACAGGTGCAGAAGCCCCCGCAAGAATCAAACCAACGACCGCTGCGCTCAGTTTATTCTTCAGCTTTGGTGACATTGCCATTAAGCCGGTCCTCCCTTTCCTTTTTCCTGTAATACCAGTTCACTGCACAGGTGATAACAGTGCATGCGATACCGACAATAATTGCCCAGTCGCTCAGGCTTAACCCTGCAATTCTGTCGGCCAACATCCAGGACACCTCTTTTGCTGTTTTTGCTGTTTCGGCATATGCCTTCGCTGATACACCGCAGCCGGTCAGCGTGGTGCCTGTTCCATATGAAAGTCTGCTGTAAATGGTGCTCATTCTGGTCATAGCCTCACCTCCGATTTTTCGGATGGCGCTTTGTGTGATGAAAGGGTCAGGCTTCACGAGGTGGATTTATCAACAAAGCACGTAGCGGATGATTCCCGTGAGCCTGAAATGAAAAAGGCCGCCATGCGGCAGCCCCTAAGTGAAATAGATTGTTTACATTGGTGGAGTAAGAGGACCTTCTAACACCTCTGCTTCACCGTTATGGCAAATATCATCGCCTCTTGTCAGGTGCCAGACACCTGTGATTGTTTTACCCGTATCCAGATCATCAACAGTGTCATTCGTGTAGTACGCTACCTGTACAACACCCACATACTGAATCCAGTAATAACCTTCTTTCATTCACTCCCCCTGATACTATGTAGATAGTATAGAACAGTGCTAATTATGAAATGGTGCAAGAAACCACAAGTTTAAACTTTGCTATATGCTAGATAAGTAATCACTTCACCAGTTTATTTGATGGCATTGCGTGGGTTCGATGTGGAACAAAAAAAAGATCTTGTACCAAGAAAACGAAGAAGCTCCTTTATAAGAGAGCTTCTAATGAAAAAATCAAGTGCAAGCACTATCCATTCACAACATTGGATATTTAGAATTTATTTCCTGAGTCATCTATATTTAAATTTTTTATACAGACATTATAAAATAAACGTCCAAATTTTGTAAGTGATATAAACCAATAATCATATCCTTTTACACTATCAATAAAATCTTTTTCTAAAAGATAATCTGGGCCGTGTACATACTCAACAAATCCTAACGAGTTTAGATGTTCCAAATACGTAAAGAAATAATCAGGAACATTTAAAATATCAGGATTAAAAACAGATTCTTCGATAGGCTTGCCATCCATTAACATTCCAGACCACGGAAGGAGGACATGCTCAATTTCTTTATGAGTTGGTGCTATCCAAGAATCAGATCTTTTAAAATAGATTGACCGTTCGCGCAGAGCTAAACAATCGATGAATAATGCTTCATCGCCTGATATCTGACTTATTAAATTCACAAAGGCGGGATGGACAGAATTAATGTTACTTTTGCTAATACATGAAGAGAGCAGCTCAATATACATTTCAGAAATAGCATCATCTTCAGGCATAGACATTAACTTTTCAGCTATTTGATATACAGCATTTGCAGGCGGTGGAGTCAATTCACTCTCTGGAACCTTATGAAACGATTTTTGTATTCTTACCAATAGCTGTTCGTATTTTGCTGCACCATATACAAACGGTAAGCTTAATAAGCATACTGTTTGCGCAACTCTCTCCCCTGCAGCTCCAAACTGGCGCAAGGCAGGTTGGAACAAATCTTCATAGATTTTTCCGACCGTTTCAGAAGGTATCTGAGGCAACATACTCTCATCTCACTCATTAGTAATCAGAACCAATAACTTACCATGCATTAGTCGATTCATAAGACAGAAAAACCCGCTCATTGGCGGGTTTATAAAACTTTGGCAACATATCAAATATGCTTTAAATATGGCTTATTTTGTTGCATTTTGCAAGCGCGTTTGAAGGAGATAGTGAAATTTACTTCACATTTCTGCCACTTTGAGGGCTTCTTCTTCCTCATAGTATTCAAGAGTCATTGCCAGCGCAGATTCATCAAGCTGAGTAAAAGCGGCCTTTAACCCAGCCCAGTGCCCTGAATAG